ATCCCACCCTTATCTTCCCAACGGGTCAGATAGGAAATGATAGTACCTTCCATGAATCCGATTCCGTTGGCGCAGATGAAATCCCAGGGTTGAATCCTGCAACGACGGTAATGATCACCGCCGATCTGTCTGGAATTTGCAGGTTGTCCAACGTAACTGGCAGCTTGTTCCTGATCGGTGAAGATTACCAACTTATCCTCCAGCTCGGCAATCCTGTGATCTTGCTTCATCCGGTACTCGTGAAGCATCTTGTGTTCGACAATCAACCGCTCGTATTCTTCCCGGTAATCTTGCTGATCGACATGAACAGCAGGTTGTTTCGTGACCTTCTTGGCGACCTTGATTTTCTTGACAACACGTTTCTTCAGCGGGATACCTCTTGGCATGGTGGATTCCAATATAAGATGGTGAAAAGGAGAAGGGAAATCGCTCCCTAGTTTTAAGTCTTGGGAGCAGCGGACTTGTTTCAACAAGAACTTGGATCAGGTAAAGTTGTCGATCCGTTCCTCAAGCACTTCCAAGTATCCTTCCATCAGAAGGAGTTGGTAACGCAACAGTGCCTGATCCTTTGGCGAAAGATTCCGATACTGCTCATTGTTCTCAATGAACTGAATCAGGTTCGCCATCTTCGTATCCAGTTCCCAATGTTCTTCGAGAACTCGATTCTGCCAGTCTTGCAAGTCAGGATCAGGTTCAAACTTCTCCCGTCCAGCTTGCAAGTCTGACAGATTTACTCCATCACTCACAGGATCTTCCATCATCAATCCATGAACACGATCTTGGTAACACCAGCGTAGACACGGGTCTTGTCATCCCGATCCCGCCGATGTTTGATCTGTGCTGCTACTGTGGTTCCAGCGTAAGCATCCAGAGTACTACCCAGATCGCTGGTTCCGAACCGAAGAGCTACTGGCAACAACAATTTCTTCAGCAGCCCTTGATTGAACTTCGCACCCTTGAACGTGGACATGAAGTACAACTGAGAGAACTTGTCTCCGGGTTTGGTATCATCTCCGGACTCGGAACCCTTAGCTTGCAGGAGTTCCACAATCTCGTAGGTGATCTGGATACAGGTTGCTTCTCCCACTTCGTGGTTCTTGTTAACTTCCAGAACCTTGACTTGGTACATCCCTTCCTTCGGAGTTACATAATCTGCAATGTCCGGGATGTTATCCAAGCTCTCGTTGAGAAGAGCATCCATATCAACGGGAGTATCGTCCGTGGGTTCCGCATCTGCGGTGTTACCACCCATTGCTGCCAGTGCTGCTTTCTGTGCATCAGTCAATTCAGGCATTTCAATTTCCTTATCAAGTTACGAAAGGTTGGTGATCGAGTTACCAGTTACCAGTGTCAAGTAGTTACAGTTTAACCATGTCTAGTCTCCTTCGCTGAGTGAGTTGGGGATTACTTCTTACCGAGAGCGGCCAATGCAGCAGCCGCACCTGTTGGTTTGTTCCCGCTGAGATCAGCTTCAAAGATCGGAAGTAATCCCTTATCTGTACTTTCAATCTGCACACCCATCCGATCGCCAGTTACCACCTTGTTCTTGTAAGTGGTTCTGGACGCGAATACGTGTTTACCGTTAACTACTTCACAGTAAACCACAGTGTCGAAATACTTTGCTGCATTCCGGGAGAAGTTGCGAGTTCCTGCCATCGGGAAGATCTTCTCATCACCTGCCTGATTCTCGTGAGCAATCTCGTGAGTAATGACAATCCAGTTCTTGGTGGAGTTCTGAATCACACCAAGTCCCATATCAAGAATCGCACCTTGCTTACGCCAATGTTCCCATTCAGGAGTCCAATCTTCCGATTGCTTCAGCGCCATATGTGCCAAGATACTGTTTCCCCACTGAGTCATGGAGTCCAGGACAATGATATCCTTCGGGCCACAGTCTGCTATCTTCAGATAGTTAAACGGTTTGCTGGCTCCGATACAGACCATGCACTTGTTAAGTCCATGTTCAATACACGGTTTGAACTCCCCTCCCTTGAACAAATGCGCTAGTGCCTGCATCATACAAGGATTGGTAACAGTGTCGGGAAGTTGAATCACATCCACTCGCTTCTGTGCTTCCTGCGTCAACTGTTTCCCAACGAGATGTCCGTTCTCACCTCCAATGAACTTAATGTTGTAACCTGCCTCCGCAAGTTTCATCGCTTGCAAAGTCTTACCAGTCTTGCTCATTCCGTAGAGCAGAACCTTCTTAGGTGCATTCGTTGCGTCAATCGTATCCAGAGTTGCCATTACTTTCCACCTCCACGTTGTGCTGCGTCTAACATCAGAAGTTTATCCTGTATCAGGTCCACCAGTTGAATCTCGATATCATACCCTCGCTTGTTATGCTTATCTATCTTCTGGTTTTTAATTTCTTTCTCAATGAGCAAGTCCAGAATCTCTGGTCGATCAATGCCAAGATATGAATCGGCATATCCGCATCCGCCAAAATAGGGACAAGGCTTGAAGAAATCGTAGCAAGCTTCTCCCCGTTTAGGGAAATAGTTTGTCTTAATAAAACCCTTGATCGTTTCGCAATCATGAAGAATATCCCTGATCCATTCCACTTTCACCAAGTTTGACTTGGAGAAGGGAAGCATTGTGAACTCCATCTCAGGACAACTGTAAGCGATATAGAGAACATCGTAAGTTGTCTGATGCTTGACTAAGTAATCCAGTGCGATGGAGTAGCTGAGAGCTTGAGAGGAGTTAGCATACATTGCCTCATGGATCACACTGAAACCACTGGTCTTGATTTCAATGATCCGGTATTTCTTGTAAACTGGATGGTACAGGATCAAGTCAATGTGGGCAATGTACTTGAACCCGTCCGGTAGATGGATCTTAACTGAATACTCGATACCAGGAGTTCCGTTGAAGTCAGCGATTACCCAACCTTCGGACTGTATCTCAGCTACCAGATGTACCGCCAAATCTATCGCTCGTAACACATACCAGAAACTCTTTTTCTTCTTAGGTTTCTCCTCTTCCAAGGGAATATCCCACGCCATGAACGCGGCAAGTTGAGCATCCTCTTTAGTAGCTTCAGGAAGAAACAGTGTCTGCACTCCTGCTGCTAATGAATGGCCGAAAGCGAAGTCTACATTATCCTCCTCTTCTTCACCTTCCCCACTCATAGCTGCCAACGTATCCAGCTGGAGTTTCTTAGGACAGCGATGAAGTACCAGGTTACTACTGTAACTCCGTTGCTTCAGCAACCAGACCTGTTTCTCTTTAACAGTTTCCAGTACCGGCAGAGTTACTGCTACCACCTGAGAGATCTGAGTCTGGGAAATAACTGGGGACAACAATAGCTTTGCAGAATCCTCTGGAGTTAACCGCTGTGAAGGTGGATTCTTTCCACTCAACGCTGCTAAAGCTGCCTGTGCTGCGGGAGATAACGAAACTGTATTGTTCATTGGATAGTCCAAGGAGAAGATAATCAATCTGTTCACACCAGCTCTTATATTGCTGAGGCCAGAGACTAGCGGAAGATGTTGTCTTGATAGGGAATCGCGGGAGAGCTGCCAGTCTGCTAATTGACAGCGTATGACTTACCGCCGAGACCTTCAGTAACTCTGCGAGTTGGATCAATCGCAGGAACGGAGAGTCTGTGGTTTGTAAATCGTATGTCCAGTCCATAACCTTCAGGACAATGTGACATTGGATCAGTTCAGTATGATTCATCGGGAGCTAGAAATCTTCCGTCCCAATGACTTTGTTCTTTGGCAGAATCTTGTTTTTCTCTTTCTTCGCTGCTGCCTCAGGAATCTCGATCTGGCGATACATTGCCATTGCGCCGAAGAGAACTGAAAGTTCAGTAGCAGGATCAAGCAGAGCCAGTTTCTCAGGGTCCTTGTGCAAGATGTTCCGGATAATATCCAGCTCATTCACATAGCCCGGACTGCGAGCTTCCATCAGACCAGAAAGGGTTGCCAGCCGAAGCTGGAGAGATTCAACATCAATCATACTTTCCTTCCTTTCAGAATCCCTTTGCCAGCGGAGTGTTCCCGGCCCATCTGGATCTTGGCATCCTGATAGTTCCTACGCCAAGACTTGATAGGATGGGCAGTCATCTTCCGCTCCTCGATCTTAACAACTTCTCCCTTCTCATCCAGAGTCCGAATCCGCTTGACGGTTTCAGATACCACTGGCGCAACCGTACCTTTCACAATCTTCCTCAATACTTTCGCTTTCTTCCTGTTCATATCCAATCTCCTCGAAATACTACACTGAAATGTATAATGTCGGGATTGTCCTTATCCCTCATTACCTTGGCCCTATACTTTTTCTTTACTTCTTCCGAAGAAAGATCACGTTCTTTCCAAAATGCTTTGCGGATACGCGCAAAAACTGCATCAGATAATCCGTCAATCTTAACCTTAACTGGGGCAAAGTTATTATTATCGGCTCTTGCAACTGCGGTTTCCCAGATAGGTTGATAGGCTCGTTTCTTTCCACTGGCTGTTGATACTGTGGGGCTTGGCGCGACTGGGCCTGTATCCGTTCCCGTCTTTTCTTTTTCAGCATCAGAACTTTTTGACGAAACATTGTTATTAATCATCCCTGTTCACTACCTGATGGATTGGCTGGAAGTATCTTAAACTTCACTCTTCTATCTGCATCGGAGAATAGAGACAATGAAACTCGGCAAGGAGATTCCTTGGTAGTCTTAAACTGCAAACTACGAATCTCGTACACCGGGTCCATCATTATCATAATCTCCTCGAACCTTTTCTTAGCCTGATAGATGGCAACTCGAAATCTGTTCCTTTCCTCCATACTATCAAACTCCACATCGACAGTTTCCCCCTCAACAAGTTTGAGAATAATATCATCATACCGGTTAGACACAAAGGTGGTATCTCCAGGTTGTTAGTAATTTCATGAGCTGGAAACAAAAAAAGGGCACCCTTTCGAGCGCCCCTGTAATCTGTTGCCAGTACCAAGCTAACTACCTTGGTGAAGTTGCTAGCTTAGAAGCTTGCCAGCACAGTCTCCGGCTGATTCGCCGCGATGAAACCTTCGCACCGTCCGATGAGATACTGGTAAACCTTCAGCATCTCTTCCTTCTTCTCGGTGTTACCGAACCAAGTCTTGATACGATCTTGGAACTGTTCCAGCGCAGTCAGGTTTCCCTTCACGCGATTGAGTCTCGTTGCCAGAATCTCCGCACCAACCTTCGCACGGTTCTCATCAACTCCACCCTTCGCCATGATAACCGAGATGTAATCTGCCTTGAAAGCATTCCAGGTTTCCTCATCAAACATCGACTTGGAAGCAGGCGGCAGAGCTGCGATGGCTTCGAAACTGTAACGTTCCGCAGGAATCCCATCCTTGCGAACATTCTCCACTCCCAGATCTTCGATCAGTTCCCGATAGTAGCTGATACTGGGAGCATTCAGCGTATCAACCATCATCTCCAGAACCTTCGGATCACCACCTTGCAGCAACCGGACAACATCATCCAGAGAAAGAAGCGTCAAAGTTGCTTCGATCGGTTCTGCGGCAGGAACTTCTTTGCCAGTGGTTTCATCTTTGGTCTTGCGGAAATTGAACTTGCGCTTGACTTCTTGCATTTGATTCTCCTGATTGGTTGAACTACTTAACTTCGTTGACTTACCATCTTGCGCGGCTCCCTATCTCAGCGGTAGCGCAAGTATAACCATGATAACAGCCCCCGTAAGGGTTGTCAAGCTCTTTCGGTTGCCGTTAACAGGAAATTCTTTCCTACTCACCCTCTTCCTCTTCTTCATCCAGAATCTTCAGGGTTTTCTTAGCAGCAGTTGCGGCTGCAATCTTCCTGCGAAGTTCATCTATCTTGTTTTTAAACCATAGGATCTTCTCCTGTATTGAAACTCCGGGAATGCGTTGCCGACTCACACCTTTGCTGAATGAGTCCGGCTCACACATTATGAAAAGCTGTTGACTGGCGCGAGTTACCGAAGTGTACAGCATCTCTCGATTAACAGTAAAATGAGAGTTGTGCAACAGAAGGAAAACTTTGCGCCACTCAGAACCTTGTGCCTTATGAATTGTAATCGCATACGCCAGCAAGAGATTCGCGTATTCTCCGCGAGTAGCAATCTCTGTTTCATGACTTCCATCCTCCATCTGTTCGTCAATGAGTTTCACATGGACAATATGGGAAGCTTGATTACTGACATCATCATCCGGATTATCCATGATCGCCAGTAGAAACTTATCAACATCCTCCGCACTCATCTGCTCAGGAGAGATACTAGCTCCTGCGCTAGTCTTTGCATGATAGGTTCCATCCCGGTGTAGATCAACAGAAGGAGGAAGAGGAGCTTTGCCAATATACTTTCCATTCTTGTTGATTGCGGTAATGATTCCCTCTTTCTTGTTGTAAAGAACCTTGTCACCCACCGCGTAATAATGTTTCTGGAATCCGGCAATGATCTCATGAGTTTCCTTCCCATCTCGCATGGAGATATGTTGGGCAATCGCACGATTCAGCTCATCACTACCTAGCTGACCCTCACCTTTCTTATTCTTCTTCCCACCGTTGAATGGAACTAAGATAATATCCGCGATCGGATCAAATACTTTCCGATCTATCAGTTGACAGAAGAACTTACCCATCACGATAGCTGCCATATCTGCGGCAATCTTCTTGTCAAAGAATGTGATCCTGATGGGATCATTCAATCCTTTGTAGTGTCCGTATCTGGCCTGAAGTTCTTCCTTCCCCAGTTTCTCTCCCCTGCTAATCGCCCATGCCAGTGCGATTATGGGATTCTCCGCTGCTTGACGGTAAATCTTGGTCAGTTCAATACAGGGTAATTCATTAAGTTTGTATCCGAGAATCCCTTCACCATATGGGGGAGGCAACTGTTGAAGATCGCCGAGATAAACAAACTGTGTTCCACTGTGACATGCAGCTTTAAGCTTCTGATGAAGTTCAATCGAGACCATGGAAGATTCTTCAATATAAATTCTCTTAAGTCCTCGGGGAAGCTTTCTAAGTTCTGTACGAGAGGGAACAAATCTGCTGGAACTTCGCAGCTCGCTAGTTTCTGGGTCCTCATAACTGTAATCCTCCCTGATATATTCCAGCAACTTGTGAATGGTCATGAAGTTAATCCGGGTTGTTCCCAGATCAAACGACTTGCTGATGTTGTTAATCGCCCGATTGGTGAAAGCAACACAGACGATTCCCAAACTGCCAGGAATCAGATACTTGTGTCCTTCCGTATCGTGCATTGGTGCAATGATATGTCCGGACTCCATCATCCAGATACCTTCCTTCACAGTGGTAGTCTTACCAGTTCCAGCCTTACCTATTAGGCAGAAACTGTCACCGTTAATCATTGCACTGGTAGCAGAGGATTGTTCGTCTGAGAGCTTGATTCTAGCGACTGGGAGATTCTGGATTGGTGGAGTTACAACTTCTTTCCAGTCCGTAGAATCATGGTGGATTGGAATATGCTGGAATCCACCTTCCGCTTCCCACCTAGCTATCAACTCATCTTCATACTCATCCATCAAATCTCCCATATCTTGCAGGGAATCTTCATCTGGATGACAGTGGGCATGATTCAGCATCACTGGTGGAACTGAGACTGGCGCGACAGGAGGATTTAACAGTTTCTCAATCTGTTCCTGCTTCTTCCTCTCCACGGCAGCCATAATCTCTGCCATGCTAGGGATAGCAAGATTCAGTTTGATTGGACCTACTGATTGGGAACTCACAGATCCTCCTTAAGTTTGGCGATAACAAGAGACTTGGCGGGATCAACCGCAGCTTGGAACTCCTGTTCGAACTCCTCAATAGCTTTCTGGAGAGCTTCCCAATCAATTTCCAGGTTAGCTTCTCCCTGTCCGGTAGCAGTAGAGTACCAAACTCCGTTGGTAGCATGGAAAATGGCGGGATGTTTGTAACTTTCCACCCGCAACTTCAATCTTTCCACAAGATACTTGGCTAGTTTCATGCCTTGAACTCCTGCTTCTTACATTCCACCGCCACAACATCTCTCCGATTGGGAGAGTTATTAGCCCCCATCTTCTCAATCACAGGATTACTGGAGAGTACCGCCTTAATCGCTTCAATCGAGTTGGAGCAATTGATCGGTACTGTGGCGAAGGAACCATCATCAAAGACTGCGGTAACTTCATATATCCGGAAGGTTGGCATTACTCATCTCCCAAGTTAGGAACATATCTCAGACCATCCATTGCTGCCCAAGACTTAGCGTAATCTTCTGCTTCTTTCTTGGTAGCAAAGGAGAATGCGGAAGTTTCCCAAGGTTCCCAGAAACCACCGGGGATTCCAGGTTCCTCTGTATTCCACCACATCTGGATAGCTTTCCATCCAGCTACAGGTTTGTAGACTGAAACATAGCTGGAATGATCCTCTGGAACTGTGTTAGCTTGGCTCATACTTAACTCCTTTGATCCAGAGTTGAGGAATCTGGCAGATACGCAGACGGCAGATACCATCTACATTTACCCAGATTACAGTTCCATCTTCCCGCCACTCGATATCAACTCCTTGTTTGGGAGCAGTAATATCCAGCATCTCTGCAAT